CTCTTTGAGCGTATCAGCCATTCCCTTCCCTTGTGATTGTGCATCAGCGGCTCCGTACGCACCACCCCAGAGAGCAGCCCTACCGACTGTCCCTAAAAATGTTGCACCTTTTACTTCTGCTCCACCAAGCACGGTGATGGCAGCTTTTACAGCGTCTCCAGCGACTTCACGGAGCGATGGCCCGTTATACCCAAAAGCCTCTTTAGCACCCTTTTCTTGAATGGCAACTGCTTTGTTGAACTGTTCTTCAGTAATCTTCCCATTCGCTTTTGCTTCTGCCAATTTAGCGAGAGTGTCTTGGAAGGTTCTGCCAGCGTCACCGTATTTTGCCAAAGCTCCACCAACAATGTTGCCTATAGCCTCACCAATCTTGTTTCCACCAGTAAACGAACCAATGCTTTCTCCAGCTGCCCCACCTAGAGCTATGAAGTCAGTGTTTGTACCTGTACTTGGAGTGCTTGGTGCGCCAGATAGTTTCTTAATTTCTTCTAGGCTGAAATCTGACTGCCCTAGTCCTTGTGAACTCGACTGTTCGTCCAGCATTTTCTTGATCTCAACTGGGTCTGATACGCCCTGCTTTACAAGGTCCTGTATGACAGCTTGTCTTGAACTATCTATCATCTCTTGGCTCGGTTTGAAACCGACCCTCTCCAGTGATTTCTTCACCTCTTCCGCTCGTGGGTCGTCTGGAAACTGCTGAACCCACTTAGCTGCTTCTTCTGGTGTATTCAGATTCACTTCTTTATTTGTGTCCACTTTTAGGCTCCCGTTTTCTGGAGGTGTTTTTGCTCCTATTGGACCGACTGGTACGGCCTTTCCAGTTTCGATAGTCTCTCTGGATGCTTTGAACTGTGCAAGTGCGGTGTCAATCGAGGCTAAGGCACCTTTTTTACCACCACGAACAGCAATTCCAAGTCCGCTTAGAATACCCGTTGGGTCTGGTAGTAAATCCTGAACAACCGCACGGTCAGCAGCTTGCAAGGCTCCTGTTCCAACTGCGTTTGCGATGGCAAATTCAATAGTTGACTTCGCTGTCTTTAATTCTGCTGCCTGTTCCCCAGTAATTTGAATCCCTAGTCCGTCGTCAGTCGTGTATTTATCGTATAAGTCACGATAGTTCTTCATTAGAGAAGAGACTGTATTGATTGCATCCACTCGTTGCTGCTGCGGGCTGGAAAGCTCAGGAGCTAACGCCTGTTCCGGTGGTGCCGGTTGACCTGCTGAAACCGCCTGATACCGAACCAGCTCTTGGTCTACAATGGCCTCGTCTATTCCCATGACATCCGTTAGCACATGACGGGCGTATTCTGGGTCTTTGCGTTTCCGCATTATCTCACCTAGAGTAGATCGAAACTTAGCCTTCTGCGCATTTGGCGCATATGGATTTTTCGTTGCAGTTGTCTGATATTCAGTTGCCATATTAGAAGGCTATTTTAACTTTATTACCATTCGGATACATAATGGTACCATCAGCACCTTGGTATATGCCTCCGGATGGAGCAGATGTTCCGGGAGCTAGAGTAACAGTAGAGTTGGTATGCGTTTTCTGCCAATCGTCCCATGAGCCTTGCTCGATGTCATTTCCGTACTCGTCAGTTCCCAAGACACCAGTATTCTTATTGGCAGTCGACTCCTTAAACTTTTTCAGTGCTTGGTCGTAGGATAGACCCTTTATCTTCATGTCGATATTGAACTCCTGCTTTGCCATTTTGAACTGCTCTGATGTTATATCGTATGTCTGCTCAAACTGTTTTTGCTGCTGTTCAAATGTTCGGTCTGACTCAAACACACTTCGAGCAAAGTCCCTTTCGTTTGCGTAAACACTGTATTGGGTTTGAAGAGCTTGAAGACTGAAGTTTCTTTGGTCTGTCCATCGAGCGTAAGCACTCGACTCTGCGTTTACCAACCTATCCTGTATAAACTGTGTCTTTTCGGCTGCGAGGGCGGCTTGCTGCGCGTAGTTTCCATACTGTCCAGCGGCGAATTGGAGAGCGAGCTGTGTCTGAGCCGACTGCTGTGAGCTTCGGATGTCTTGTTCGTTTTGGACTGCCCCGCCAGAGAAGAAAGCACCCCGAGCGTTCACCGCCTCCACTTCCTGCTGTAGCCGCTTCTGAAAGTCTTTTTCTGTCTGTACTTTTACATCCTGATACGAGGCCTGTTGCAGTTGGCGGATAGCTTCAAGCTGAGCCTGTTGCGGGCTATAGATGGATTCGGCCTGTCCCTGAATGGCTGGGAGATACTGATTGGGGTCGAACTGATACTGCTGAGATCCGAGTTGAGCAATTCCAGTCTGAACCTGTTGGCCGACAGTCGGAGTCGCTTTGAAATTTGACAAAGCACGAGTGGCTTCACCGGAAGTCAGCTTATTGCCAAAGCCACTAAGGCCCTGGACATATTCCATTGCCCCTTGTCCGGCTTGATTGATTACTGCCTGTGCGTCAGGACTGATTTCGTATGCCATATTAGGTGGATGTTACGACCCGCCATGCCGCGCCGTCGTAAAAGTTAAGTTTCGATGTCGTTGAGTTGAATATCAGGAGAAAACTGGTCGTCGTTACTGGGAGGTCGTCCCTTTCCGCTGTCGTGTATTCAGGGATTGACCAGGTAAGCGCATCATCGTCTTCTAGTGGCTTCCCGACACGCCGAACCTGCTGACCTCGTGCGTTGAAGTCCGATCCATGTCGTTTCTTAACTTGTGAGGCGTCTCTTTGCATACTAGCTGAAACAGATGAATACGAGTTGAGCTGTTCCGGTCGGTGAGTTGGCTTTCGTCCATGTCAGAGTAAATCCATCTGCGTCGAAACTATCGACAACAGCCGTTTGGTTATTACTAGCGGCTGGCTGAATGTATACCAGTGTTGCGGTTGATCTCACGGCTGTTTCGTGTTCGTATTGCAACCCACCCTCGGTCTTCGCGCTATCGACTGCTCCGAAAGAGAAATAAGCGGAAGTTCCAGTGTTGTCTATGTTGGCAAAGCAAACGATAGCAGTAGGGGTAAAACCGACACCCGTATAGCTGACATTGCCAGATGCAGCAGTTAAATCCCTGGTGGCTGTTATGACTTTTGACTTCAGACGAGTATTCACTCCGGCGTCCCCTAGCGCCTTGGGCGTGACAATCTGCGTGTCGTCCGTTCCAGTGGTTACTTCTGCTCCAGAAGCAATCGCCGTACCAGAAATTGACGTATTGATTACTGGTGTAACGTATGTCTTGCTTGTCTGTGTAGCGATTGAAGTGTCTACATACGCCTTCACACTCTGTTGGCTAGGAACAGTTGTCGCTGAGTCAGATGCCATGTTGTCTTCATCTTTCAACCAGGCTGCACCGGCGAGAGAAGTCATGTCATGGAGTCCGTCTGGGGTAACGGCGCGAGTGGCGTCCGTACCGGTGGTCGTTTCGGCTGTGGTTGCGAGTTCGACTGTTCCGGAGGCTGACGTTGTTGCAGCAATAACGCGTGTTTCAAGCTCATTGTGGCCTGTTTCGAGTGCTTGAATATCCGTCTTCAGCGTTTCAACCGAAGGCTTGTTGGATGTCGTGTAAGTACCGTCTGGAAACGTGGTGATAACTGTTGACATAAGTTTATCTGAATTGCGGTTTAGTGTAGTAATTAAATGCCATACCGTAGAGTCTTACTGGGAGAATCGACGAGACGGTCATTCGAAACTGTATACCTCTTGAGGTGTTTGAGTGTTCGATCGGCACAGCCACGTTACCGAGTTCTGATTGCGAGAATGAGAACCCCTCAGAGAACCCGCCTTCTGAGTCATCTTCAAGCAGGAAGTCAAGAGAACCTTCTGGAGTCAATGTCGCTCCGTATGACTGCCACTCACCGTACGGTTGGAATCGGTACTCCAACGTATACGTTAGGGTATTCTCCAGTTCAAACTGGGCAAATGCTTTCTTGAATCGCTTTACATGGAATGGGATGTCCTCGGAAAAGAACTTGGTCGTGAACGTCGATGTCTGAGCCGAGCCGTCAAGACCATTCTCGTGGTCTACGTCCCTGTAGTTGATAACGAATGCGAATAAACTATTGGTTACGGCTGGACTCCCCAGTGTTGATGGTCTTGAATCTCCGACAATTGGCGTGAGGTAAACTTCGTCAGCTTGGTCAGTAAACATTAGTCCATAGCAACCAAAGTACCGTTGATTCTTCATAATCACATACGGCTGAAGCGGGTCGTTTCGTCCGAGAAATTTATGAATCATCCACTCTTGCGTGTTGTAATCCTGGGAAATACTCACGTCAGGAGTCGACATATACACCGTCCCGTTGATGTATACAGCGCAAACAAGATGCGGTTTGATTATGAAGTTGTCTCCTGTCGGGCTAATCCGGCCTGAAATCTTCCGTACTGCTCCGTTGATGTACTCGTAAATCCCGTCGTAAGCGTGGAAAATGACCGAGTCCTCTGTGGTAACGATTGACTGGTGGGAAGAGAGGTGAACATTATCCGCTACCAAGTTAATGTCGACAATCCCGTTATCTACATAGTCGGAAACCTCGTACAATGCACCCGCCGTGAAAAGCAACGTGGAGCCAATCGGTGTTTTTGCCATCCCACGGACGCCGTGTCCATTATTCGGATCGACAAGAGCGTAAGACGCTGCGTCTATCGTAAGAGGGTCATTGATGTTCGACCAGTCGATTCTGAACCTATTTGCATCTTGTTTGAAGAATATAATCCTATTCTTCCCGTTGTTAAAAACATAGGACTTTGGAAGCTCCTGTGCCGGACTCCCATAGGTCGGTATGGTCCATGTTATTCCGTCCGTCGACTGCATTGTTGAGTCAATCCCATTTCCCCAAAGAACCTTGTCATTTAACTGAGCGAAAGTGCATGGGTACTGGGTAAGCGTAATGGTCGCTGCCGGAGACCCAGCAGTCGGTAGCGTACAAGTCGTCCACTCTCCAGATCCAGCCTCCCCGGTGTTGTATTGAAGCGTTCCTTGGCGCTGTCTGATATTTACTTGAGTCCCATCGGACTTTACGAACTGGAAAATCCCCCAATAAGGACCGGCATCAGCGTCATCTGCCCACTGCACATACCCGGCTGACATGAGAAGCGAGTCTTCATCGACATCCCAGTTCTCAGAATCCGCCAATTCAAAGTCCGAAATCTCCATCTGGTCTTGGAGTGTGTTCATTCCTAAGCGAAAGCTCGGAAGGTTCTTCGTTCGGTATGGATTCGACGGGAAAGGCATATTATCGTCCCCAGAACTTCAATTTCTTACTTCGTTGGTTGCTTGATAGCTCTTGAATCATGGCCCCTAATTCGCCATCTATGCGTCCCTGTTCAGAAAACGGGCCTTTGTACCACTTCTTGTATTCAGTGGCCTCTGGGAGCCGTTCATAGGCCTTTACGCGCCATATAACACCCATAAGTAGGACTCTGGTGAAGCGATCTGGGATAACTGAGACTTCATCGCCCGTTAATTCGTCCTGAACTGGTATGTAAGTTATGAGAGCCGTACCTACCGTGTCGGGAATCCGGTCAAAATATACCTTAGAACCATTCACATACCACTTTGTCGGTCTTCCTGTATCAGTATTGACGTACTTTTTGAGGTATTCGTGCTCTTCCATTGGGTCAAGCTGTCGATAATCCGTCTCTCCGGCATCTTTCCACTGGACATCCGTGATCTGCATGAATGCAGTCGGGGTCACATAGCGCACTGAAGTCGATCCGACCTGCGTTTCCTGGCTCGTACCAACCAACCACTTGGCTGTATACAGAAGAATCTCCTGATAGACATCCTTAATCGCCTGATTTATGACAGTTGCGAGCTTCGCTGAGGTGTCATCAATCTCGGATTGGACGAGTGTTTTGTATGAGGCTTGTGTCGCCATAACTATATCCGGTTATTTACATATCTCCCTCTTGCGGCGTCCCGTCCCGCCTCCATCTGCATTTGTGTCAGGTCTCGCTTAAGTGACTCAATACTTTTATCATCGACTTCTGCCATCAGGCCACCGCACGATGGACAGACATCTTTCATTTGGTCAGTCATGTGGCAGCCTCTCTTACAGTATCGGTACTTCATATTCTTTAGCTCTATTGGGGGGAGGATTACTCCCACCCCCTAAGAACTATTGAGTTGTTAGTCGTTCACAGTGCGGATGCAGACACCGTGGTCGCCACGGAGCATTGCGACACCATAAGCGGTCTTCACGTTGAAGAGGTCGCCCATCGTATCGGCATCGTACACGTCGTCAACTTCCGGAGTAACCTGCATCGCAAGCGCGAACGCCTGACGGTGGAAGTAAAGGTTGTTGATCGCCGTCTCGGCCGGGGAACCGTCAGAAACAGTGTCCGTGTTGGTCGAGAGGTACACATTGGAACCGAGAATCTGACCGATAAGTCCGTTCTCCAGCGGCTTGCCGTTTCGGAAGTCGTAAGAGATGAAGTAGTTACCAGTCATCTTGAGCAGTTCGCCGTACGCTGACGGATGGAACACCCAGGAGCGGTCCGTATCCGGTACATTGTTGTTGTTCAGGGTCGTGAACGCACCAACGATGTCAGCAATAACGAGGTCGTCAACCTGGTCGGTTGCAGAGGCGTCATTGATGTCAGTCGTGGTGAGAGAGTCGGCGAGCGCAGCGAGGTCGGTGTCGATCTGCTTTGCAATCGCGTGACCAGCAGCCCGGGCACGTTCAGCCTTGATGTCGTACTTCGACTGGGCCTTGAGGTGATACGGGATGTGGAAACCGCTGAAGTAGAACTTGTCGATGGTCAGCGTAACCTCCGTGTCGGTGTTAGCCGAGAGGTTATCAGTGACACGCTTGCCGTTGGTGTACGCAACGACAGAAGCCGCCGCAGTCACCGGGAAGTGGATGATGTCTCCACCATTCGCCACGTCCATATCGCGTCGGGTGACGAGATTGGCCATGACGAGATTCTCTTTCTGAAATTCGAGCACGAGACCAGGCCACAGTTCCGGTACTTCTACCGCATTGGTGGTCGGGGTGTGCAAACCTGTAATGGATGCCATTGCCTTAGTTAGCTTCCAGAGCGCCCGCTTTCACGAAGTCGCATGATGGCGATACGCTGTTCTTCTGGGATGTTGAGTCTCCCAGCAATCGCGTCTTCCACCACGTTCCCAGTTGGGCGTTTTGATGGTGCTTCTGGTATAGCTGTTGGATTGATTGAATTAGGAACTCTTTGAGGACTAGAGCCTTGTGGAGACGACATCATCTTTCGAGCGATGTCAGCGAGTACGGCGTTATCGGCAGCCTCCAGCGTCATTCCCATTGCCATCTTCTCTTCAACGAGATCGAGTCGGTCCTTAAAACCAGGGTCCTTCACGAGCTTGATTGCGAGTTCTGACAGGGCCTCAGCCTTTGTCTGTCGGTAGCGTTTTGGCGCTTCCTCCTCTTCTTCTGGCTCTTCTTCCTCTTTGCTTTCGATACGTGCCAGTCGTTCCCTTAGCTCTTCGAGTTCGGAGTCCTTCTGCTTGCGCTTCTGGCGCTCTTCCCGCAAAGCGGTCAGGGTCTGCTGGTACTTCTCGTCAGCACTCTTGGCAGGGGTTTGTGCGTCTTCACTGACGGGCTGCTGTACTTCAGTTGTTTCAGGTGCCGGGCCTGTGGTGTCTGGAGTCACCTCTGTCGCGGCGATAGGCTCTTCAGCCATAGTGTTTTGCCCGTTAGCGTACGAGCGGACGATTATATTTAGCCTTGTATTTAGCGTCCTAGGTTGCCAGACGGGTTGTAGCTTTGATTGGGTACGAACTGTTCACCGAGTTGCTTTCCGTATCTTGTCTTCACGGAGTATGGATACTGACGGGGTTTCCTATGCTTAAACGCTATCGCCATCAGTTCGTCCGCGCTGAATCCCGTATTCGACTTTTTTGAGGGATTGTTTGACATACTTCACGGCTTCTACCTTTTGAGCATTGAGTTTAGCTTCTTCGACTTTGCCTTCGATAAGCAGCCTGTGGGTTTCTTTCATCAGCTCCGTCTCATCGAACTCGTCCTCGAGATATTTACTGTACGGGTCCATTTGGTTGCTGTTGAGGTGTTACTTGATTTTGAATCTGTTGTCCGACTGCCTGTTCCATTGCCATGTTCGTACCGCTCATCTGTCCTCCCACCGCGGCGACATGGGCGTTCAAGTGAGACGTCATGAGGACCATCTGTTCAGGAGTGTAAGGAATCGTCTGCCCATCTGGGCCAGGAGCGCCTTGACCTTGGAGAGCAGCCTTGTGAAGCGCAATGTGGACTGAATGGATGTCATCGGGGAGAACTCTTGCCGTTGCCGGATCGAGATTCTCTTGCTTGGCGTCTTCTAGGTTTGCGAGCTTCTTCTGGACGGTTGCTTCTTCTCGTTCTCTGAGAGATGGGATGAGGTTTTCCGTGTCTTTAATACCGTAGCCCTCTTCAGCTAGGCGTTCCCAGGCGTACTCGCGCATGAGCGGAACACCGACTCCAGGAGGCAAGACTGCTTCTTGAGCCATGAGCTGGAGCAGAGAAGACCATTTGTTACGCATTTCAGTCTGCATAATATATGCTGATGAACCAAGGACGACAGCCAAGTCCTTAATAGCTTCAATGTTCTTAAACTTGATTTCCTTTTCTAGCATCTGACCCTTTTTCCCGAGGATTCGGAATATCGCCTTCGCCGTGTCCTGTAGATACTGCTGGTTTAGCCAGAGTGCCATCCGTCCAGTCCGCTCAAGCATATCTGTTTCAAATGCCCTGAGTATCTTGTTGATTCTCTGGTCTGAGAGAAAAGTCTTCGTATTGATTTCGGTTGCTGTCTGTGCGCCCTTGTTGTACTGATTCGCTCCAGTCTGATAATCCGTAATGGCTGAAACGTTCTGCTTGGTCTTTTCGAGGTACCCCATGAGGAATGAAGAGACACCGGCATTTGGGGTTGCAGTCTGTAGAACACCAACAGATTTCCCGATCTCACGGACAGGGATAGCGACTCTGGCACCGTAGCGGATACCGTCTGGGTCAAGAACGTTGTTCGGGTCAAACTCAATCGGCTTAGAAAGGTCTACCCAGCCTTGCTCGATGGTCATGTTGAGCGTGTCTTCCTCGGCGTCAATGACCGACTCGACCGGCTCGATGATTCCGAAACCATAGAACTTTCCTGGTCGCTTCATTGGCCGGAAAATTGCTATCGGAGCGAACTTCTTGTCGTATGGGTTCTCTTCTGTTTTCAAAGACACTGGCTTGATGTTCGAGTCAGCCGCACCAGCTAACGTTACTACCCAGTATTCTGTAATTCCTTGCTCGTTTAGGTAAGAGACATAAAGCTCGGCTACCTCACAGACAATGTTCTCTACAATTATGGTCGTATCGGTCCCCTCTTTATACGCTGAGACTTGTTTCTTCCAGTAATCTCCCGATGCTTTGAGCGTTCCCTCAAACGCCTCTGTGTCGTATCCGTTCTGCTTGAGCCAACGCATGGTCTTTCGGGCCTTGAAACCAAGAACCATAGCATTCTCTGGGTCGGTTGCTTCTTTATCCCAGATGAGGTCAAACGGGCGGATAACGTCTATCGTCCAGGTAGAAATGTCCTCTGCCTCCTCCACTTTCACATCCTTTCCAAAGTTCAGCTTGTCCATGACGGACACAAGGGTTGGGTCAGTAATGACTTTCCCAAAGATAGCCTCTTTTGCTCGCTTCTTCCTGACTATGCGCTCAGTCTTCCAACCCATCTTCATTCCTGAAAGACCGCAGATAAGAGCCCATTTAGCGGCTTCTTCGTACTTTTCCTGGCTCCGAGCTTGGTCGTGCTGATATTCTGAGAACTCATTGTAGAGATCGGCTGACTTCGTGTCACCTTTCTCTCTAGCGAGGTAACGGAAGCGAGGACTCTGCGCCATGATTCGTGAAACGCCATTCTCCACAAGGGCATACGCCTGACCGAGACGGACTTTCGCTTCAGTCTCAGCCGTAATTGAACCAGCCCGTAGCTTGTTTTCAAAGCGGTTATACAAAGAAGCCCAGCGTTCTTTCAGTTCGCTGAACGAGTCGTCGTGCTGACGGAGTGTTTCAATGGCTATTTGCTCTATGGTTTCTACTTTTGATGCCATATAGATTTCTTGTATCCTTTTTCTATGCCTTCGATTATGTTGCAGTTAGCACACAGCAGCTTAAAGTCCTTACTACCGTTCCTGGCGCCATCTAATATGTCCTTGTAAATCTGGACTGTGTTACCCCTAGCCACTCTCTCTCTATTACCGCCACCATTTACATGGTCTATCTGGATAGCTCGTTTATCCTCATACCCGCACCGAGAACACTTCTCGCCGAGTAGTTCAAAAATTTCGTTCACTATTTCCCTATACCTCTCCCTACCGTATTTCTTTATTTCTCCAGATTTAGTCTTATAGTACTTACCACTTTTTTCTTTCCTTTCGTCTTGGTTTTTCCAGTACCAACTCAAGTGTGTCGTCCTCTTACAAACTTTGCAGTGCGATGTAAGTCCGTCTCTTTTCTGTCTATCGGAGAAAAAGCTCAGGAGGCTCTTTCGTTTCTTACATTTTGTGCATTGCTTTGTCATCCTAGTAGGTTTTGACTTTGTACTGGCTCATTACGGGCTGAGTGATTTGCGTTTGATAGGCTAAGGCGTCGATTACATCATCGTGGATTCCCTTCGGGAAGGTCAGGAGTTCTTCTTCAAGGTCTGTGCATTCGTGTTGGAGATGGAAGATGCTTTTTGATTCGTACCGTGGGATAAGTCCTCTAATTCTTGTTTCCTTTGCCTGTTGATTGTGTTCGAGTTCAACGATTCTTGGGAATATGTTTCTCAATCTGCATTCGTCGTCTAGGAACGGCTTGATTGCTTGTAAGTAAATGGTCTTTTCAATTCCTATTGTGTCTATTCTGAATGCTTGGTAGAGGTCGAATATCTTGTCTATCAGGGCCTTTGGGCTAAGTCGCTCGTGCCACGCTTTAACTGTCCACTTATTCTCCCTATCCACAAAGACTAGAGCGAACCCGGTATAGTCACCGCTTGCCTTCTCAGAAATGGCTGTGTCTATGGTGAGGTAGCCTTTCGTTTGGAGCTTACTGAGTTCGTCCCATGTCCTGTATTGGAAGTTCTCTCTCTTGAACTCCTGGCTTTCTTTGTCGATCGGGTCATTCATGTACTCTGAGAAAAAGAGTGAGGCTTGGCCTTTTTCGATGTACTCCTGCTTAATCTTCTCCAAATCCTCTACCGTGAGGTGTTCCGGCCAGAGAGACTGTCCGCCATTAAGTGCACGGTAAGTACGCTTTTCGTACTCGGTGTACTTTTCCTGGTCGAGCATCTTAGCCAAGAGCGAGTCGTAGTGGAGAATGGTCCCGATAATGATGACTCGTCCGTCACGGTCTAGAGAAGGTATCAAGGCTCCATTGAACCAGCGTTCGAGCTTCTCGCGGCGGTCTTTGTTCTCTACCAGCTCATCGTTCTCCAAGTCATCAACGAGGATAAGTTCTGGGCGGTATTCACGGAACTTTAGGCCACGGACCTTCATACCAGCCCCTAAAGCCTTTACCATGACTCCATTCGAGACAATCTCTCCTTCTGACCAGTTATCAGATGTGAGCTTCCCGTAGAACCGAGTTAGCCGTTCGTTGCTTTCAAACTCTGATTTTAAAGCTTCAAGGAACAGTGTCGCTTGTGAATATGTGTCCGATACCAAGAGAACGAAATGCGCTTTCTTGTGAACGATTACCCAAGCGAGATAGACCAGATCGGTTATAGTTGATTTCGAGTGTCCGCGTGGCGCTCCTAACGCAACACGCTTCTTACTCTCGTCCTCATACATCCGATATATCTCCCTGTGGAAATCAGGGGTTTTCTTTCTTAAGTGATTCTTGAAGAAAAATGCCCCGAAGCTCTCAATATCCCTTTCAAATAACTTCTTCAGGACTGCTACCTTCTTTTCGTCTTGCATAGCTAGCCATCAATGAATCGAACTCTTTGTCGTCTACTCCATCATTTACTTTGACTTCGCTCTTCTCTGCTTTTTCCAATACGAGTTTCAGAAACATCTCCATTGACTTCTCATTTCCTTCACTCGCTTTATCTCCGAGCTTCTCTAGTATTTCTGGCGCTCTCTTTTTGGCTTGTTTAAAGCAAAGTTCGACTATCTTCTTTTCATTGTCTGGATTGGAGGACTGGTAGTAATAGGTACTTTCCGCTATACCCCATTTCGCAGCAAATTCTGCTACAGTTTCTTTCCGAGCAGTTCTTGGAGTCGCCTCCCGTATAATCATTTCTTCGATCCAATCACCTTCCATTTCTTGTTCTTTCGGCGAGTGGCTAGTGCTCTCTAGGGTCGAATCTAGGAGGGACTGATGCCTTTAGTGCCGTCGATGGATTAACCAATCGCCGATAAAAAAAGAGACGGACCCCTACAGTGGGGACCCGTCTTCGTCATGTCTGAGACTGGATTACTTTTATTATACCAAGGGCTGTGAAATATGCAAGAGTAATTTTACTTTTCTGTCAACCTCTACGGCTTTCACCTCTCCGTCTTCCATGAAAAGGATGATTTTACCATTGGCGTTCTCTTCTTCCATCTCTTCGATTATCTTTTGAAGAGCGGCGTATTTGTTTATATCCATACGCTATTTCTTCCACTTTGCGCAATAGTCGTTCTGACCGAATATCCAGTAGGTTTTCATCTCATGTACCACCTGAAATGCTGTCTGAGCGTCAATAACGAGCTGATCGCCTGCCTCTACGCCCTCTAAAGCTGATTCCAATACAACCATTCGCTTCTGTTTGAGGCTATCCGGTAAGAGGATGCCGTCTTTACTCCCTATCACTACCTCCTCGGCGATGAACTTTCCTTTAGCTGGCTCGAATGGACACTTCACTTTTGGCTTGGCCATAGTGTTTTTATGAATTGGTTAGCGATATTTGACCATGGGACGACCTCTATTTCTCTGTTTCCTCCGTTTTCATTGATGATTCTAGGGACTCCGCAAGCCATTGCTTCAGCAACTGGCCTACCCCATCCTTCGTCTTTGGACATTGAGAGAAAACATTTTGCTCTGTTGTAGAGGATAGGTATTTCATCTAGTGACGGGTTAGTGATTACCTCGACACCATCTATTGGCACAGTCGATCTACCAAACCAAACTATTTTACCATCTGGTGCTATTTCTTTCGCCATTCTCACAGTTTCTTCGATGTTCTTATTGCTCTCCCAATTTCCGCAAAAAAGTACATCAATGTCTTTAACCATATTTTTTCTTTTGCCAATATTCTTTCATATGCTGACTCATATGTTCACTGTGGCTACTGTAAAGCTCAAGATTCTCTAAACGATTGTCTGACTTGTCTCTATTTTTATGGTGGACAACTTCTTCCGGTAATAGCCTCCTGCCAATACTTTTCTCCATTACTAGCCTATGTTCCATAACATACCCAACCCCATATTCTTTATCGTCAACCCATACCATTGTGTACCCAAGTTGCTTGAACCTTCCACCCTTCCAATTCAGACAGCGGTTACCAATCTCTCCTTTTTTAAACTCAGTCTCTGGGTTAGCTCTCAGACCTTTCTTAAAACCCGATGCGCACTTATGACTACAAAAGTGGTTCTTATACTTAGCTATTGTGTAGGGATATTTGTGAACCTCTGCTGAACAATTATCACACTTAATTTTTACCAAACTCATAAGTTTATACCCCTGTGCTATCCCCAACTTGCAAGAAAGGGATAACACACGAGTTGCAAGTTAATTATTCTATAATTCTAAATCTGCTATGAACACCGTTCGGTATAATTATCCCACTCCCTAGCCAGTCTTGCAAGTACTTAGAGACAACTATTTTCTTGCTTTTATGGGGCTTCCACCGCTCGTCACGGGTACGAACATACGCCCAGTCTCCACCGCATTTCGGACTTACTGCTACGGTGATTCCTTTTGGTTCTCTTTCGATCGTTATTCCAAAGTAGTTTTCCAGCTCTTTGTTGTTGTAGTCTGAGACTATCCTAGCGTCTACTCCTAGTATTTTTAATGCTTGTACCAGCTCAAATGTTGATAATACAGCCCCGCACGTTATAAGTTCCTTAAACACGAACGAAACGACCATACATTCTGTGTTTTTTAATTATTATTTCTCCGTCGAGTTTGTACCCGATGCTTTCCACGAAGTCTTTTAGCTCTACTGGCGTCCACTCTTGATAGTGGTAGTCACTAAGCGTATCTGACTTTGGCGGTGTAACTATATACAGAATTGGTGCTACTTTCTTTGCCTCTAGGAGAGCTTTAGCTGGTTTATCCAGGTGTTCTATCACATCCCCCATATAAACCGCCTCATAGCTCAATTTAGGTAGGTTATAGGCGCTTCCAAGAGACACATCGACTCCGCGCTCAATAGCTAACATCACGCCATATTCGGACGTATCAATACCAACTGCTCCTAGCTTTTTTGTTATGAGACCGTCCCCCGCTCCAACATCAAGTACTGACTTTTCTTTTACCCATTCCAGTACGAATAAGACGTGTTCTCGGTACTCCGTTTCTCGATCAAACTCATCCCAGTGGTAGGCCCCGTATTTTTCGTATTTGTCGAATTTCATTTTCTCCAACGCTTATACTTGTAAATATCGCCTTCGTAGTAGTGGATATTTCCCCTAAAAACATACGGAAAGGAAATTTGGTCTCTACGGCTTGTAGATAATATCCACTTCAGCCACTCTGCATTAAGAATTGCAGTTTCAATACAGTTTTTCCTCACTACTATCCCACAAGTTCCGAGTCCTAATCTTTTTCCGTACCCGAGACTTTTCAAAGACTCTACCGCTTTGTCCACATTTATCGGTGTATCTTTCCCTCTATGAATTACCTCTTTTGCCTCTTCGTAGACACAGTCTCTCCATGGATGTTTGAATACCCCAACTAACTTACCACTTTCCTTTAGTTCTTCAATAAGTTTTTTGTCAAAACCACTTGGAAGATAAATATCAGCATCTACATAAACACTATACTCGACCGGATCGTAAACATGAGAAAGTGTTTTGTACAGCCTTGATGAAAAATGGCAATTAGACATTATGTCGTCTGTGTAGCAGAGTATGTCGTTCCGCTCTGGCCTATACTTTCCTACATTTGCTGTGTACATCAGATTTCTTTCAAAAACCTTTTATACCTCTCCGCCCCCTTCTTCCTTTCTAATGCTTCGTCCATTCCTGAGTTTTTAAGACTCGAACTTCCTTCGTGGTGGACGAACACTCTCCTATCTACCATGAGTTTATAACCGTGTTTTTGAAGTAGCCGGTTGAAAGCCGTCTCTTGCCCGTAGAATGGAAAGTCCTCAGGGAATCCTCCGACCTCTCTCCAGACCGATTTTCTAAATATGTAGCAAAAGCCTGACAAATCATCGACCTCTATAACACTCCCGTCCTTTTCCATACCTTTCTGTTCTGTCTTGCAGTTATCAGTGACCGGACCAACTGCACCGACTCCAGGGAGCATGGCGGTATTTTCTATCTTCTCCCAGCTCCCTTCAACTTCTGTATCAGAGTTGAGCAGGCAAATGACTTCATCTTTTGCCTCTCTTATCAGTCTATTCCACAGCCTCCCGAGGTTTATGTTCTCAGGTCCGTTATCGAATACGGTAAGTCGGTGTTTTTTTAAGTTAGTGAACCTCTTGACGCTTTCAATACACTTTTCCTCAACTTCTGGGTTTTTGTATCTAACAATTATTATGTTCATAGGCTGAGCATAAACGCCATAACTGCCATACCGACTGATATGAACCATGCCCCTTTCCTCAGATCTTCGTTTCCAAAGAGCGCAATTGATGTCACCCACAACCATATAAAAAACCAGATCATAGTGTTGTAATTACCATTTAAATCTACTTGTCATATATGAACTCCCGTCTTCTCTCCAATACTCCCCTTTAATGACCGCTGAAACCGTCCTTAGTGAAACTCCGTACACCGGAACCATGTCTTTCTTTTTCATTCCTCTTTCTGCAATGTGCCGTATCTCCCTTACCTTTTCCCAGTTCAACTTGGCGTTAGGATTCTTTTCTCCTTTTTTTGGTTTATAGTTCATATTTCCCTTTTCTTAGGTTTGAAAGTACTGTTTTTAACTTTTCAAGTGGTAGCTGTTTCATCACCTCGTGAACTACCTCAACTAGCGGAAGCCTATCGATTAAATCCCTGAACGCCAAATGGAATGTTTCCTTCACTTCTTCTTCGGTCTGTTCCCGTATGTCTGGTTGAAGGACTGGTTTTTCTATTCTAAATCCGGTCATACCTCATTGATGCTTATTGATGATGGAACCAATAGAAAGTTCACCCTGTATCACGGACAGTATTTGCCTGTCCTCATACTGCTTGTCCTTCATCTCGATTATCTTTTCTAGAAGCTCTACATCTCTCTCTTCTTTCGCTGCTTGGAGGGCTTCTTTTACGATATGCTCAAGTTCTACACGGGCGGCCTCTGGAAGCTTGAACTCGTACCTTTCGTACCACCAGTCTCTGATTTGCTCGGGCCACTTCTCTACAGGTACAGATTTCATAGGGTTGCATTAGTACATTTTTCTAGCAATTTCACATAACATGAAGAATACCCAGTCCTTTTCTTGCTCCTTTCTGCCAAGTCTATTAAATGGCACCATATCTGGATGTGTCTTCTTTTCTACATCGCGCTTTCTCCCATACTTCCACCCCATTTCCTTGTATGCTCGCACCCAATCGTCATGTAGTTTTTTTGGTGATGTCATGCGTCCTTCACCGCACTGTCGTGATACTGCCATTATCATGTTTTTACGAAACGCCTCATCCCTCTCCTCCCATGGCTCGGGATTGATTGGCCGCTTTGCCATTGCATTCTCTACTCTGGCTCCCTCATAAACAAACTTTGCTCTTCGCTCTGCGAGCCTCTTTGGAGTAGCAAATATCATTTCACTATCAGGAACATTGGTGTCTTTCATAGGGATTATCTAGTACAGGCTGAATGAGTGTATATTCCGTAGTCGAAGTCCCATGAGATGACAGCTTCCTTGCCGTACTGTTTGCAGAACTCACGCTGTTTCATGGCGTTTCCAATCATGCTTCCAGCGTAATACTGGCCTCGTAGTCTCAAGTCGTTACTCACGGCAATATACAGGTGAGAAAGAACTACTCCTACTACTATTCCGATGATTACTTTTTTCATACTACCTGGCTCTTTAATGGTGAGGTCATAGGGCTAGGCAACAGAATCAGCGAATGCGATTGCCATTTTTCTAGCGTCGTCTTCTGTCTTTGCTACAAACCCAACTGGTAGACTTCTATCTTCATTAGGATGCTCTTTCAGGTACTCCTCCGTGAAACCACTCTCAGCGCATAGATCGCCATCTTTTACCGTATCGCCTACTGAGAACCCGTATATGGCTCTGTGCGACCAGCCATACCACTTTCCGTCAAAGACTGATTTTCCTATAGAACAAACTTTATTATCCGGGCGTGAAAGCTCAGGAATAATTCCTCTCTTAAAGTATTGCAGAGCCGATTCAACAGTCCCTACATATCCACCATCCTCTGAGTAAACAGAGAACATAAATACTGGCTTGTCTTGATAACCCATTGCTATATTTTCTACAGACAATCTCATCCTAGAGACTTCCTTGACGTCCATTCCTTCGTTTTTCACATTTTCCTCTGACATAACTCGTTTTATTATTTATTGGTGGACTTACTACCAAGCCTTATGTGATAACTCCATCTGCGCTTCTTCACATCCTTCATCGGCCATCTTTTCAAGGTCCATTCTGGCGTCATATCGCGCGTGTTCCTGGTCGCCGTCGTATTTATCGAGCGCCTGAACATAGAGTTCTGCTTCTAGCTTTTCCATATAGGTTTATTTATTGGTGGTTACTTCATCTTCGCCCTATATTGAGCTTTTCGAGGAACATCTTTACCGTATCGCCTCGTTTCGTTGCTCTTGTTACTGGCTTCTTCTTGAAGCGATCCATTGAGAGCTTGATTCTGTCCATACTATTTTGACTTTCTCTTTTGGTCGGATAGTTCGACAGCGGTTTTTATAAGCCTTGAATAAGCGTCTAGCCTCATCTCTTGCCACACATCCTCGGCGTTTTTCAAGTGTGTTTTTTCCACATCAGTCATTTCAAATTCGGTGTAAATACTGTCGACTTGAAATGTGTCACCTAACTCGTGATTGATATTTCCAATGACACGAAAGCGCGTTGCTCTCTCTGGCAAGTCCGTTTTTTCTTCTTTGAAGACTATTCTCATACCATCTTAATGCTTTAGATGATGGATTAAAGGTTCTTAGCCATTATCATTGATTTAACTTTCTGTGGATGGTTTACTCCAATTTCTTGACCGATTTTTCTGAGTCCAACACCTTTAGCATAAAGTCTCCTTGCCTTCTCCCTTTGAGCCTTCGTGTAGTGGTACCTATCAATAACTTTCCCTGTACCGGCACAGAGCGGACACTTCTTTTTACTGTAATTACTACGCTTCATAACGATTGCATTTAAGACACTTTTTAGCTTTTCCCCAGTGTTTCCAACGATGGATTCCTAAGAAACATTCTATCTTCTCGATGAGTGATGGGTAATATGGCTCTGGTTTAGCCGTCACCCAGTTTCCTTTGGTTTCTTCTCTTAGTGTTTCACTCATATTGCTGTTGTTAGATCGCCTGACTCAACTCTGTTTATCTTCTGCGCTAAACTTTCGACTTCACGAACCGCTATTTCGATATCACTTTTCCGCAACTGTATTTGACTTTTCAAGACGGAGAGCATTTTCTGTTGGCTTTTTTCTGCGCCTTTTCTTTTGTAGTGATGGACGCATCTGTCTACGCAAGCATGTTGTTCAGAGATACTGTACAGGTCAGCGTCATCGTAATAGTCAACATCGTATTTCTGAATAGAGTCAACTTCGTTTAAATTAAAGTAAAAATTTAATTTTCCGCCGCTTGCTACTTCTTTTTCTATCTCTTCCTGGGTAAAAGACTTCCCATCTCCTCCGACTCCCCAAAAGGTATCAACAAACCGGAATCCACCATCCACATCTGGCCGAGTTACAAGGTACCCTTCAAAGCAGTGGTACCTGTGATCCCATCCTTGCACTTTCTTTGGAGAGAATCTGAACTTGTAAACATCGTACTCTTTTGTTTCCATATACTTCTCTAGTTAGATGATGGATTAGACTACTAGTTCCCACCCCCTGTACTCTCCAAGACTTTTGAAATTGAGCGGTTTATCGACCGGAACAATATACTTCGGTTTGAGTCCACCGCAGTAGTCCAGCGCTGCTTTATATGGAATCTCACCTGTATCCCAATCTTGGTTATCTTCCAACCAGTCGCATCCAGAACACGAACCGTAACCGTCGATGTAGTAAAACAATCTATCTCCATCTTTTAGAACCGCCAAATACTCACCTTGATACCCGCCGTCCTCTTCAAAACTGACAAGGTCCATATTATTTACCGCGGCCAGAAGCTCTCCGTAGTTTTCTACCTTAAATGAAGCTTTGTTTTCCATATACTTCTCTAGTTAGACTGGTTAAAGTTTAAGGTCGATTAGAGTTTCCCCTATCGTATCGTAAAGACAAAGGTCATCGGCTTCGTCGTACTTCTTTACTGCCTTGTCTCTTTTTGGCGTCTTCTTGAGCGTTGTGAGGTCGTATTTTCCTGCCAGGTACCCAAGAGCGAATACATCGTAGTTAC